GAAAATTTAATTTAACAGGTAATAGTTTAAACATTCACTCAAGTATTTCAGATGGTGACATTGTATTTAAAGGCAATGATGGTGGTTCTGTAATTACTGCATTAACACTTGATATGTCAGATGCTGGTACGGCTACATTTAATCATGATGTAAAACTAGGTGATAACTCAAAAGCATTCTTTGGTGATGATAGTGATTTTGAAATATATCATTCTGGTACAGCTAGTATTATTAGAGAGGCTAGTGCAGGTAATCTTACTCTTGCTGGAAACGATGTTCAAATTACCAATGGTGCAATGAATGAAACACACATTGATTGTAATAATAATGGTTCAGTAGATTTATATTACGATAACACTAAAAAGTTTTTAACTTCTAGCACAGGAATTAATTTACCCGTTGACGGTGACTCAATAAAATTTGGTGCGGACAGTGAAGTTCTGTTAACCCATGTTCATAATGCTGGTTTAGAAATTTCTGCTGCAGGTAATTTAGATACACTTTCATTAATATCAACAGATGCTGATGCTAACTCTGGACCTAATTTAAGATTATATAGAAACTCTAGTTCACCAGCGGATAGTGATTTAATTGGAAATGTTCAATTTGAGGGTCGTAATGATAACTCTCAAGATGTCGTTTATGGAGAAATATCAGCAAGAGCTAATGATGTTAGTGATGGAACTGAGGATGGACTTATTTTTATCAAAGCTATGACAGCAGGTACTCTTACTGAGTACATGAGATTTGATTCGGGTTCTGGTGGAATTGTAGTTAATGATGGCTCTGCTGACATGAACTTCCGAGTAGAAGGTGATGGTGATGCTAATGCATTATTTGTTGAAGGAGAAACTTCTTATGTTGGCATAGGAACTAACAGTCCAAATCATAAACTTACTATTTCTGGTGGTACGAATACTGGACTACAAATTTTAGGAAACAATACGGGTACTACAAATAATGATGGATTTAAAATATATGTAAGAGATGACAATGATGGTGCTGAAATAGTACAGCTTGAGAATAGTTTTTTAAGTTTTTATACTAATGCTTCAGAAAGAATGCGTATAGATAGTTCTGGTAATTTTTTAGTTAATACTACTGATACTAGCTTATACAATAATTCTGGCGGTGCGTCTGATGGTGGATTTTCAATAAATAATTCTAGAGGTTCTTACGTTCAAATTGCTAGAGAAGATGGAACGCCTTTATTCCTAAATCTTTTGGGAAGTACAGATGGTGGTTTAATAGATTTTCGTTTTGATGGAACATCTATTGGTTCTATTAATAGTGCTAGTAATAACCTTGTAATAAAATCAACTGCAAGTGATAAAGATATACTTTTTCAAGGCAACGATGGTGGCTCTGCAATCACTGCCCTTACACTTGATATGTCAGCTGCTGGTGGAGCAACTTTTAACAATTGGCTTGAAATACCTGATTATATTTATCACACTGCTGATTCAAACACATACTTTGGGTTTAATGCTAATGACAATTTTGAACTTTTTGCTGGCGGAACAGACCGTCTTAGCATTGTAGGTTCGGAAACTGTTTTTAATGATGGTAGTGCCGACAAAGACTTCCGAGTAGAGTCTAATGACTATACACATGCTTTGCATGTAAATGCTGGTAATAACTCTGTTAGTACAGGTGCTATTGAAAGAGCTTTTGGTTTATTTAATGTTAGTAGTGGTGATAGCAATTGCACTGACGCAAACAATGAAGGAGACGAATTTGTAATCGAAGTTCAAAATAGTATTAATGGTGGTATGAGTATATTAACCGATCAAGCTAGAACAGGTAATATTTTCTTTGGAGATCAAGGTGCAAACAATAGAGGAATTTTAACTTACGACCATAGTGCAGACCAAATGAAATTTGGTACTGCTGGTTCTATAAAGGGAAGGTTTGATAGTTCTGGTGTTTTTATGGTTGGAACATCTAGTTCTGACGTGGGTGGTAATACTACTGGTGTTGTTATAGGTGATGATGGTTATGGAGCATTTAGACGCAGTGGTGCTACTGTAATGTATGTAAACAGATTTACTGATGATGGAGTATTAATAAATTTATATGGACAAGGTTCTATAGAAGGAACAATAGCAGTAAGTGGTAGCACTGTTTCCTATAATGGATTTACTGGTACTCACTGGTCAAGACTTTCTGATAATTCTAAACCAACAATACTTCGTGGAACTATAATGGATTCAATAGATGAGATGTGTGACTGGTATCAAGCTGTTGCAGAAGTAGCAGAAAGCACAGATGATGAAGGCAACGTAACACCAGCACACACAGTAAAAGAATCAATAGCTTTAGGTGATAAATCTGTTGGTGATGCAATTACATTTACATCTAATGGAATTGAGTATTCAGGAACTATCGTCAAAGAAGATGACGTAAAACATACTAAATGTAAAGTGTCTGACACAGCAGATAGTAAAAAAGTTTATGGTGTATTCTCAAACTGGGATGATGCTGATGACGGACTTGATGGTGATGTCAATGATATGAACATTGCACAAGTTGGTACATTTATTGTAAGAGTCAATGCAGATGTAACTGTAGAGGCTGGTGATTTACTTGTATCAAATGGTGATGGCACAGCTAAGAAACAAGATGATGACATCATAAGAAGCAAGACAGTTGCTAAAGTTAATTCAACTGTAAAAATAGAAACGTATAGTGATGGTAGTTATACCGTTCCATGTACGTTGCATTGCTAATAATTAATAAACAACAAGGAGAAAACAAATGGCAACAGAATACACATGGTCATTTCCAAACTTTGAGACAGACTCAGACAACAAAGTAAAAACAATACACTGGTCATTGAACGCAGTTGATGGAGAGCATAACGCAAGAATGTATGGTTCTTGTGATGGTGCTGACATGGACTTTGATTCAATGACAAAAGATAATTGTATTGCTTGTGTTATCGACAGTGGAGATCAAACTGAGGATGATATGAAAGCAAATTTAGATATACAAATAGATAATCTAAAAAACCCAGCAACTGTTTCTAAGACTAAAGAGTTCTAATGTCTGAACAAGATAATAAGTTGGCAATCACGGAGATCCGTGGTGAGTTAAAGTTGATAAATCAAAAAATAGATACATTAACTAACAATCACATTTGGCATCTTAATAGAGACATTGCAGTATTGACTAAGATACTTATTACTGTTTCTACTATCTTGTTTTCAGGCGTTGTAACACTATTGATTAAGACCTTCTTTATGTAGATGGCTCTTAAAAATAATAGGGGTTTGTTTGCTGAATTGACTGCACTTGCACATTTAGCAAAAGATCCCAACTTGCTAACCTTTCAAAGTTCGGGTGGTTTAGGACCAATAGATTTGATTTCTGTTAACAGAAAAACAGGTGAGCATAAATATTATGATGTAAAATATGCATCACAACGCAAGACACATAAACCAACACACAATCCAAGAATAAACCGAAGTTTGTCTGACGCACAACGCAAACTTCCACAACCAGTAAAAGTAGAAATAATTTATGTTAATGATAACGGACAAATTGAGTTTTAATGAACACCAGGCAATGTGGCCTAACTTTTCTTACGAGGAGTTAGCATGTCAACATACTGGTACAATGAATTTATCAAAAGATTTTCTCATAGAGCTTCAGAAACTAAGAGAAGCTGTGGATATGCCACTAACTATAACATCAGGTTATAGGTGTAGTACACATCCCATTGAGGCACGCAAGTCCACTCCAGGTAAGCATCATACAATAGGAGCCGTTGATATAGCAGCACAAGGTTCGTCTGCTATACACATTTTAAAAGTTGCCCTAGCTACGGGGTGGACAGGAATTGGAATCAATGTGCCATCGTTTATTCATTTGGATAGACGTGAAGAACCTACAATATGGAAATACTGATGATGTGTAAAAACTGTGAACATGATTGTCATTGTGGAAACAATGGACAATGTAAAGTGTGTGCATGCTCAATGTGTGAACACAACGCATTAGATGAATTTTGGAAACGAGTTGATCAAAATGCAAAATCATTAATGAACTTACAAAAACATAAAGACTAATGAGAAAAGCTAAAAATTATACAGCTCATGTGCCAGGGCCACCAAAACGTACAAGCATTGGCAAGAGCAAACTATCAAGACCAAAGAACAAACATACAAGAAGAAGATTAGGATTATAATGTTAAATTTATTAATTAAACCACTACTAGGTGTAGCTGGTGAAGTTGTTACTGGCATCGTAGAAACAAAAAAGAAAAAAGCTGAAGTTAAATTAAAAAAGATTGAAGCTGAAGCAGCTCACATGGACAAGATTATAGCTGGCAAAGCTGAGTGGGAAACAGAAGCTGCAAAACAAATGAGTGGCTCATGGAAGGATGAACTAAGTTTAGTAGTGCTACTTTTTCCTGCGGTACTCGTATTCATTCCTGGTTGCCAAGACTTTGTTAAAAATGGTTTTGTTGCCTTGCAACAGTTGCCAGCTTACTACCAAAATCTTTTATACATTGCCATCTCAGCTAGCTTTGGAATTAAAGGAGCTGGTTCTGCAATAAAAATGTTTAAAAAATGATTTGGATCTTAACAGTAATGATGTGGTACGAAGGAGATCAAACTAGAAACACCTACTTACAAGATATTCAATTTATTTCTGAAGATGCCTGTCAACAACATTTATTTGATAATAAAGTTTTGCTAGTAGATAGCTTACTAGAAAAATTTAGAAACATAGATGATATGAATATGCAATCATTTGAATATTTCTGTGAAGGCAAGTTTGTAGAATTGGATGAGGTATGAAAGTAAGTGAAAACACCTCCATCTCAATGCCAGCTCGTAATCTTATCTCTATTATTGGTGCTGTTGTTATTGGTGCTTGGTTCGGGTTTGGTGTCATTGAACGACTTAATATTATAGAGACTGAGCTGCAACTAATGCAAGCTGATTTACTTAAAGCAGCTGAACAAAAGCCAATCGACCAGGAGCAGTATATGTTGCTAGAGTTTCTTTCTAAGGAACATGAAAAATTAAAAACAGATGTAGAAGGTAAACTTCCAATGATTGATAAAGTAGATATGCACTCTCAGTTTATAGAAGAACGTGTCATTGATTTGGAAACCATAACAGACAAGTTAAGAAACAACGGTACACATGATTGAAGTAGTGTTTGCAATATTAATGATAAGCAATGGACAAGTTATAGAGTATGTACCTACTAACGGTATGGCTGACTGCCTGGAACAGAAACGTATTGTATCTCGTCAGATTGGTGAGGATCAAGATGGCATCTCAATACAATGCAAACAAGTCAAAGCAGAAATTGAGATCGACATGGGTGACAGAAAAAGGATTACCAAGATTATAGAATAATGGCCTACAAAAAGTTTGCTAACGTAAAGCTCGGAGAGTGTGAGCATTGCGGTAAAGATGTATATCGACACGACTCATTTGTTGTAAAAGAAACTATGTTCCCCAAAATACAAAAGTTGTATTTATGTCACAATGCTAGAGAACAAGAAGATTGTTTTACTAGACACGAAAAGATTGAATAGATCAAATTTTTCTAAGTTATTCCCACCTACAAAACATATTGACCTAAATGGTAATATAAAATATATTCTATATTCATGGGATATACAACTTTTCAACAATACAAAAACAAACAGAGTAAAACTGCATATAAAGTAGTTACACCATACGTTAATGATGAAGGTAAGAAATCATCATTTGTTACAAAATTTGACCCCCACTCACCTACTATGCCAATGGATAAACAAGAGGCAAAAATAGCTGCAATGTCTTTGGCAGCTCACATTAATAAAGTTGGGCCTAAAGTTTATTTTGATTTAATGCCTTTGTGTGAGGCAGTTGAAACTATTTATAGACCTGAACGTAGGGAGCAACACAAAACAAGTGAACCTAGAAGTTTAACAGAAAAAGAAATGAAGATGGGTTTTTATAATTGTGGTGGCATATACGAAAATGGACACAAAAAAGAAGGTCAAACGTATGGATGGATTATAAGAACAAGTTTATGGAAACAACCTATTAAGACTATTAACACTACATCTTGCACAAACATGGTAAGAGAACTGAAAGAGTTAGGTTGCAAGGATAGTAAAATAACAAAAGTTTTAGACACATTAAAACAAGTTATAAAGATATGTGTGGCATCTGATAAATGCACATTGCAAACCAATCAAGTTATTAGTTTTAAAAGAAAGAAAACAAAGAAAGATATAGCAGTTCAAATACCAGCTAAAAAAGATATTGATCTTATGATCAGTAAAGCATCACCGTTGTATTCTATTATGTTTTTGTTCATATCATTGACTGGTATGAGGTGGCAAGAGATGTCAGCATTTACCTGGAACAAGATAAGTTGGAACCGTGATATGTTAATTATAGATCACGCAATACAAGATGGGTATTACACCAAAGGAACTAAGACGGCAGCTGGTGAACGTGATGTACCATTAGTTAAAAAATTAAAAGATGCTTTGTTAAAATGGAAGGAACACCCATCGTCTGACAAAACAAATGGTGATGATACTTTTATATTTGGTGATGGCAATGGCAACTACATTCCACATCATAAAACTAATGTGTATTACAAAAGATTAAAAGAAGAATGCAATTTAGATTGGCATGGAGGCATACATTCGTTCAGACATTACTATGCAAGTTTACTGTTTGACTGGCATCGTAAACAAGCAATATCATTGAAGGACATTACATACTACATTGGACATACAGATATTAATTTTACCATGAAAAAGTATGCTAAATGTTTTAATGATGAAGATAAATGGTTTGAACGAGTTGATAAAATAAATGCTTGTTTAGACGAGTTTTAGGGGGTACCCGTAGTATCACCTGGTTTCATTTCGTTAATCCTCGTGCTTCCTAGACGGTTTTTTTTTGTGCAAGTAGAGCAAAAAACTAGCTCTATGCCCTGATAATTATATTTCCAAGTAAATTTAGTGTGGGTTAATGGACTGAATGTTTTATGGCACAAATCACATTTCAAACTAATCACCAGACAAAATCTTTTCAATTCCCTTGTGGTGTATGAAAAGTTCTCTTACGCAGTTTTGAATGATTCTAAGGTGGCGTATATCTTGTTCTCGATAGTATCGTCTTGATCGTGGATCGTTGTTGCGTCTTACTGGTTTTATAAATTCAGGATGTTTTGACTCCCAAAATCTAAGAACCCACTGTGGTTCTTCTAATATTTTTGATACTTCATTGGTGTTATAAAATGTTTTCATCTTATTTCTCTAAATATGGATCTTCAAACAAACGATCAATGATGGCACCACGAACTGTTATTGGTGTGCCATCTCCTCTACGCAATGTACGTTCTTTTAATACTGATAGTGCTTGTAATGGATCAGGATATGAATCCAATTGAGCTGTAATATCAAAACCAGCCTCTACTATTGTTGAGTACAACTCAGTTCCCTCTTTCATTTCAGGCCAAGGTTTCACTACTCTTAGTTCACCAGTTTCAGGGTCTAATTGTATTTCTAAATATATTTTTTGATTGTTGTGGTACAATGGCACTCTACAACATTGTCTCCTAGTTGATTTAATCTCAAATTGTTCTGGGCTGCTATTACTCATAATATTTCTAACGATCTGTTGTTACCTTGTTTTTTTTTTAAAAAACCACGTTGTATTAATTGTTGTATATGAAGTCGTGCTGTTGTCTGTGTAGTTCCTATTGCATTACCAACTTCTTTTTGTGATGGGCTATATCCGTTGTCTTTAAAAAACTTTTTAATAAAATCTAAAACTTTTTTTTGTTTTGGTGTCATTCAATAACCTTGATTAATTTTTTTAAATACCACTCAGCCTTTTGATAATCCTGAAGTGCGTTGCCTTTCATCTCAGCTCGTGAAATGTATTTGTATATTTGGCCCAAGCAATATCCTTTAAACATTTCTGTGGTTAATCCATTTTGTATGACATCAATTGTTTCAATGTCACTACTTGTGTAATGTTTTGGATGATTGACTGGATCGTAGCTCATAAACTAATTACAACTATGACTATGACAAACAAAGCCATGCCAATTAATTTCCATCCAAAGGGTGATATATATCTCATATAATGTCCTGGGAGGTGGGTAAGGAATAAAGGAATTATGAACGAATCAAAACACCCTACCCACCATAAAAGTTAAAATGGTATTTCATCTCCTTGTGCTGCTTGACTTGGAGCATTAGCTTCACTGAGCTGTATTGATATGCCGTCTTTGTGCTTATCACTTTTCCATGCAGCCATTCGAGCTTTACGTTCAGACCCATCTTTGTTGACAATAGTAATTGGTCCAGTCCAAACTGGAGCTTTATCATTGTCTCTCTTTTCATTTGGAAACAGCATGCCGTTTCCCATTTTTACATAATCACTCATATCGTTTTTCCTTCTGTTAATGTTTGTTGAGTTTTAGTGTATAAAGCATCTATGGCTTTCATCTTCTTAGGGTTTGAATCTCTTAAACCCTTCAAAAATTCTCTAATTTCAGGCTGACTTACAACAGCTTTTAAAGATTCTGTTTGACTGGCATTTTCAATCTGTTCAATAACACTGTCATAAGTCACTGCTTCTCTTACCAAGGCCAATCCAGTGTGGTTTTGCTTAGACTTTTTTAACAACTCACCATCATGCATAGCTTGTTGTACTTCCTCAAACGAAGAAATCTTGTCGTTGGACAATCCAAGATTGCCTAATGCCCTTCCAATGCAGCTTGTCTCACAATTCTCTAATGCACTTGTTTTATTGACTGGTCCGATTGCTCTAAATTCTTCAGCAGTACCAGTTGCAACTAACTTATCGTCTATAAATATAGATGATCTCATCACAACTCTTGTGGCTGTGTTCTCAACAATCTCTGTATTTATTAAAGCTCGTGTTCCAAAATGCTTACGCATAATCTGTATTCGTGGACCTATTTCTAAATATTTTTTGCCCTTTAAATTAATAGACAACTCGTCTTGCTTTACCATTATTTCATCCATGGCATTGCGTAATAATTTTGTTGCTGATGTTTCTTGTTTCATTGTTCCTCCTATAAGTTGTGTGCTTGTTTAAATAATTCTCTGGCCTTGTGTAAATTTTCCTCACCCAAATCTGCATAAAAACTATCCCAATCAGGATCGTGAAAACTTAACAATCGTAATACATCACCCTTACTGTTCATCACATGTCTGTCTCTCAATCGTGCCTGGTTTTTTAAATATTCAACATGCTCGTTCATGGCATCTACTGTCAATAAATCACAGTTTGATGAATCAAATATTTTGTATTCTTTGTCATTGACATAAAACAAGAACGGCCTCTTGTTTGTGCATTTCCAGTAATATGACGTTTGTCTGCAATGATTGATAAGTGGTGCGTCAATCTTTGTTGTGCTGACACTTCTCGTGCCATCTTTTTTTGGCTTTAATAATCGTGGTAATCTTAATTTTTGCTCCCCAAACTTTAAATCATCTTCACCATCTATTCGGCCCAACATACCTACAAAAGTTAATGGCATTGTGACGTTGCGTTCTGCTACAACTGGTGATGTAAATGCAATGGCCTTCCAAGCTGCAATAGAATGCTTTAAATAATCTACTGCTAATCCCTTAAATGCATCATACTTTTCTTTGTCTTTGTCATCATAAGGCTCGTAGGCAGCAAATTCTTCATTCAATATTTCGTATGCTTGATCCTCTGATATTTTTTTGTTGTTTACTTTCTGACTATTAAAAGTCCAAATCACATCACAGAAAATGAGCTGACAAATGTAGCCAATTGTTGTGCCAAAAAACATATTAATGTTTCTTTTATTCAATCTGCGTGTTGACTGATCAAAAGCTCCATACAATAAAGCCCATAACCATATTGGCATTAACAGTTGTGTTGGTGAATAATGGTTTATATCTAATTCTATAAACTCTTGAGGTATGATACCTAGTTCTTCGTCTAACGATTTTGGTTTTTGTTGTTCAACCATATTGATAAATTTTCATATTCGTAAAAATACGTCAAGTTAAATTTTAAATATTGTGTATAAAAATAAAATAATATCCATATATACACCAAATCATTATAAAATATAAGATATTTCAAAGTTATTTAAGATAAAAAGTTTATTTTTAGGTGTTGTATTTAACAAATAACGCAAGTATAAAATAAGAATGTATTTATCAAAATGGATTGGCTTAACTAAAACAACAAAGAAAAGTGTAGCTGAAAAACTTGGTAACATAACACCCACATCGGTCACACGTTGGACCAAATCAAAACGATTTCCAAAACCACAAGAGCTTATGCGTATTGAAGAAATAACTGAGGGTCTTGTCACTGCAAACGACTTTGTTAAACAATGGAAAGAGCAGAATGGCCAAAAAGAAATTTAATATTGATCAATTTAAATTAGTTCAGGTGCATTTTGAGGATGCTATGGATTATGACACTGGATGGCATGATTTAAAAAAAGTTCAAGCTGCAAAAACAGAACCAGTTACAAGTGTTGGTTGGATCGTAAATGAAACAGAAAAGCATATTGTTTTGTCAGCAGATTTTTGTAGTGACGGCACAACTGGTAGGGCAATTGCAATACCTAAAGATTGGTGTCAAAAAATAATACCATTAAAGGAGGTTATGGATGGACCCAACTGATGAGTATGGATGGTAAAATTAAAAGTTTTAGATTTATTTTCAGGCATTGGTGGTTTTGCACTAGGGCTAGAAAGCACTGGTTATTTCAAGACAGTTCAATTTGTCGAGAACGAAAAGTGGTGTCAACAAATATTAGCCAAGAACTTTCCTGGAGTGCCAATACATGACGACATCAAAACCTACAACACATACCAAGGCGTTGAAG